CCGCGTGTACGTTTTGAGCGTACTTAATGGCTTCTGTCTCGCGCCGTTCCGCCTCACGCATCTTCTTCGTTAAACGATCAATTCGTTTTTTAACAGAAGTAGAATACTCCTCGTGTTCATCTCCGGAATCGGCCTTTTCTTCAGAAACCTCAATAGCAGGCTCTTTCTCTTCTGATTCATTCTCACCCACAGAGACCACAGTTTCCTCGTACTGATCAAAACTTAAATCTACCTGGCCGTCATCGGGCTCATGTTTATTGGCTTTAGTCATCGCAGTCTCCGTTAATAACTGAGTATATCGTCAGGATCTTTAATCGTCGCCAGAACTTCATCATCGTTAAGAATACGGACTTCGCCGCCTTCTATACGGAACCTGGAACCGGCATAACGAGGAAATATTATCCAGTCCTTTTCCTTGCACCACGGGCCATCCGGAAATTTATCCGTATCGGCATAGCACAGGGGGCCCTGCTTCAGTACATAACCCACTACTGTTTGGACCTGATCCTCGTCTAGCTGCTGATCAGTCAAGAGAATGCCGCCAGAGGTTCTACCCTTACCCCGATAGGGAAGGATAAGCATCCTCCAGCCAGTAGGGACAGGCATTCTTTCCAATAGGGTATTGTCGATAGAGCTAGGATCAAGGACCCTTTCTTCCGGATCGATGTAAGAGGCTTCTATTGAAGGTTCTTCAGATAATTCGGTCATCAAATTGCTCCTGTTTTTCTAGCAGGCTCGAGAGTTCCTGTTCTATATACGATAAAGCACTAATTTCGCCCATAAGATTTTGGTACTGTTCCATGGACTTAATGCCATTATTTTCTAAAATATCTATTGCACTGCGTCGTCTATCTTTAATGGTTCTTTGAACAAATTGAAAGAGCGCAATTTCATCCATCCTTATTTTCCGTAAAGTATCAGATATAGTCGTGGCTAATCTTATACCATGTCTGGATCAAATACCCCTCTTTCTATTAATTTCTGGCGATTTTGAGCATGAACTGCGGCCACTTCTTGCTTATTCTGTCCCTCATATTTAACCGCGTAATTATTGGCTACTAGCAAAGCATTGATACAGTTTTCATCTGCCCATAAAGTACCTAATACGCGCCCAAACTTGCCTTTAGAGTCTAATTCCGTAAGCACTTTAATTTCTTTAGCGGATTTTAATAGAACTTCAACGTATTTTTTACTAAGTAATCCCCTCGCCTTATGATCCAAATCACGTGTTCTACATTCCGGGGCGTCTATACCGACGAGCCTGACTCTGGCTTTATGGAAGATTGAAAACCCAAGATCTATGGTTAAATCCACGGTATCGCCGTCAACCACGCGCCGCACTATACAGGAATATTCAAACATAGGTATTTGTCTTTATCATGTCCGTGACTTCTAAACTTCGACCTTTTACTTGCTTGGCCCAGCGGCTATCCAGAAATTCCGTGGCGGCTGCATCGTAGGAGCCATTCTCCATGTGACCAATAGCTTTCTTAAATCCGGCAAACCGGAACCTGCCAAGATTAAAGTGCATATTGATAATCCCGTCACGCCTGGCGCCCTCTTCCATGTCATTAAACCAAGCATATTCCTGACTTAACTCTTTAATCGTGCGTTCTACATCGTTCTGCAACATATACTCGATTTCATCAATGCTGATCCCGATCCCCTTGTGCTTTGTGCTGTTATTGATATTCCTGCCGCAGCCTATAGTGAGGATTCCGAGGCTGTCCCGGTAAGCGTGGGTTTTAACCCCTTCATGGCGTTTAAGCGTGGAAATCAGTTTCTCCATACTGTTTTCTTCCATTATTATTTCAACTAAAGAAGAATGCAGGGGTGTCGGAATCAGGCCCATCAAGATGCCCACGAACAAAATTAGAATTCGCAGCATCACCATGTTTCACGTGGAACGCTTCTTTCTTTTTGATTTCCCAGCGGTATTCAACGCAATAGCCACCGCCTGGCGCTGTTTATACCCTTCCTGTTTCAGCTTCCGTACATTGGAACTAACTGTTTTCTTGGAACAACCTTTCTTTAGGGGCATAAAACCTCCTAATTAATGGTGAATTTACCACCACGCAACATGGCACCCATGCCACGAGAAGTCCCAGTGGTCACTTTACCCTTCCCCAGGTTCTTGGGAGTGGGGATTTCCTTGTAATCGCTGAAGGGAACCTTCCCTTGGCCCTTGATTACCTCAAATTTAGTGGCTTTTGGGGTTTTAGGCGGGGGTGCGCCCCCTATTTTGACTCTACTCATGGCGTTTCTCCTGCTTTTTGCCTTAATCTCATCATTTCACGTCTATCTGACGCCTGTATACGCTCTGTGGTCTGCTTTTCCTGCGATTCGAGGCGTTCATCAAAGTGTTCCCCTCGTTGTACCATTTTTTGTTCATCCAGACTCAGTTTACCCTGATCACGGGCTATATCTGCCTGTGTCTTCTGCTCATCTATGGTTAATTCTTTCTCTTTCAGCGCAAGTAACGGATCTGGCGCCTGTTCTTCGCCACCCCCCGCTATCTGCTGGCTAAGTTGCCTTACAGCCGTTAGTTCCTGAGCGATAATCTGAGCCGTCATGGCCTCAATTTGCAACATCTGGTCCTCAGTGGCCGGTTGACCTTGATTTTCCTGCACAAATTGAATTGCTGCCTGCTCACGGGCTTTGAGCTTGATATGCTCAAGTATGTGTTTTTGAAGGGAAACCACCACATTTGGCATTTGTTGTACCATACCCCCTGCCATAAAGGTTATATGCGCCATTATGTGGGCGTCATGGGCCTGTCCCTCAAAAGCTTTAAGCTCTGTATTATCCAAAGCGTCTACATTTTCCTGGGCCGGATCCTTGGGTTCGGGCTGTTTCAGTTCCGGCGCTTTCAGAATGCTGTCAATGTCCCGCGCCCCGAGGGCCTCATACATCCGGCGGAAGGCTTCCTGCGTGTTATGCAGATCCGGCGCCTGCATAGCCAGCTCTAATTGCGACTGCGCCAACGCAATGCGCTGCGCCTGGGAGAAAATATTGGGATTTGAGACAGGAAGAACATCTACGCGGTCATCAAAATCCTCCGCCATGATGGTTTGTTCTCCTCCGGCCACAGAATAAGGGTATTCCTGGGGCAAGAATTCGTGCATTACACGGGCCAGAATCTTGAATTCCTTACGCATGGCATAATGCAGCCGCTTATGGATCGCGCTCATTACCCGTGCGCCTTGCTCAAGCAGAGCTACCGTGGTGCCTACCGGCGCCTGCGTATTACCCTCCCCTACTTTCAGGCTGGTAATGGTGGCAAAGCGTTGTGCGGCATCGACTACAAAGCCCAGTAACTGGAACAAAGTCTGATCGGGTCCTTTGAACGGCAACGGCATCAGGCTGTCGCGGATCACGCCTCCCGGTGCGTCCACATCGCGGAACTCGCCCGGTTGTATCGGATCGGCATCATCTCTAATCCGTAGTCCCCGCGCTTTAAAGCCAGCAGGAAGATTGGAAAGTGTACCCGCGTCAATTAATTGACGCAGGGCAGCAGTCGCGGTGCGGGATAATCCACCAATGGTGTGAATCAGCCCTAGCCCGTAAAACCCAAAACCGGGAAGGAACTTGTAATGAACAAAGTAAGCAATCTTTTTCTTTTCTGGATCGTCTTCATTATAATTGCGCCGTATTGACAGAACGGTCCCCATCTCGTCGCTGATGGTCACAATGTAAGGCAATTTAATGCCTGTGTCCTCGTCGTCCTCATCCCGGTCCTCGAACCCTTCGAGATCTAGCTCGACGTGGAACTCTAGGAGATTTACGTCATAGTTCATATATGACGGCTGTACCCCCTCAATATTGTCTATTTCCTTTTTAACCTCGTTGGTAGAAACCTGGGAAGGCTCCAATGGAACGTCCCTATAAAACCCTGACACCTGCTGTTTGCGAAGGTCATTATGTGAAATTGGTACTACGTGAGTGACTATCGGGCACGTTTCCAGGCTACTTGTCTCATAAGGTACTACCAGATTTTCTGCCGGGACAAAGGTACTGACGGGACGATCCAGTGCGGCATCGTAATAAATCTTCTTGAAGGTGGATCCAGCCAGGGGTAGATAAAACAACATCTGATCAGTTTCAGGGGTGTACTCTTCCATCACCGACATTAAGTAGTAGTTCATGAACTCCTTAACCCGTTGCGCCTGTTGCTCTTTTTTCTTGTCAGGTATACCCATGACCACGGTTCTTACCGGGCCGTCGGGAGGGAGTAGTTCATTAAACGCTTGGGCTTGAAATTGGGTGGCAGCTTCAGCCAGCAACGGATGGGTTACGCCGGTAGCCCCACGAAAGGGCTGTGTGCGTTCTTCGTATTTAAAACCTAATAATTCCAGTCCCTTGGAGTACGTGTCTGCCCAGTCTTGGCGAGTTTCCTTGTTGCCTTCATACTGCGCTTGCAGGTCATTGGAGATGGCCCCTAAAACACCGTCGTCTATCTCTTCGGCCAGATTCCGGTAAAAGTCCCCTTCGTCAGGAAAAAATTCCTCCTCGGGGGCAAAATCAATGGTGACGCCGCCGTCTTCTTCGGGAATAATTTCAATGTCGGTTATTTCAACATCAATTTCGCCGTCTTCGGAAGGCACGAAGGTTCCCGGCGCGGCGATCTCAACTTCCTGCTCAATCTCCAGTAGATCGATGGAATCCTTTAGCTTTTCCACCATAGGCGTGATGCCTTCTTCCCCATTAGCCATGCTTTAGTCCCTTCTGTCCATGATCCGCTCTATAGTGGAAAGCATCTCATCGCCAATCTTATCGGCAAACTGCCCCAACCCAGCGTGACGCATGAGCCGTGAGCTAACCGCATCCTGCCGCTGACCAAGCCTGTCCTCTACTTCCCCGCCGTGCGCGAAACCGGGGCCATAACCACCTGGAGCATAGCTACTGGGAGCCCCAAAACTTGGAGTAGGCCCTCCAAAACCACCCGTGAGCTGTCCATCACCAAAATTAATTGAAAAGATTCCCGGTACATTCGACTGGCCTAAGTTAGCGGGAATCGCGGGGGCTTTGGGCCCTTTTGCAGCCACCACCCCATAACCAGCCCCCATTGAATAAGGGTCTGTATAGGTGCCCACTGGGTCTGTACTAAGTGCGGTTTGATAAGAATAGGTTTGATCCAGCAGTTCCGAGCCTACAAGACCAGTCAGGTCACCCACCGGAACACAAGCCATGTAACCTTCGTCCCATCTGTGGGAGGAGCCGATTGCTGCACACGCCGCTTTCTCGGCTGCAAACCGGTTCTCAAGAGTAGCAGGTACACAGATGTTGTTTACATCGTCCCATGTCGCACCGCCCACGGTATTCGCACATACCGCTTTATTGGCGGCATAGGGATCGTCCACCGCCGCGGCATCGCAACTATTGGTTGTGGTATTCCATGTACCCTCTGAATTGGCGCAATCGACTTTATCCGCGGCCCACGGGTCTACGACAACAGCAGCATCGCAACTTTGAGGCTCGGTTGTATCATTCCATGTTCCCCCTGCATCAGCACAGGTTACTTTGGCGGCTGCATAGGGATCTACAGCAGCAGTACAACTTTCAGGTTCGGTTGTATCATCCCAAGTTCCCCCTGCCTCAGCACAGGCCACTTTGGCGGCTGCATTGGGATCTACGACAGTAGCAGTGACACAAGCCAAGGTTTCAGTGTCCCATGTTTCCCCTGTTGGGCAAGTCACGTCACACCAGGTGGCTGGCTCGCCTGCGGGTACAGGCGCTCCGGCCCTAAGCGTTCCGGTAGCACAGACATTTGTTGGTGCTGTACCTGATACCTCACATTGGTTACTGGAGCTGTTCCATGCCTGCCCTGCTGGGCAACAAAAGGAATCCAGTGTCTGGTCATCCGGGATGGGTTGCCCTGCGTTGTTTGTTGATGTGGCAGGACAGGTGGGGACTACGGCAGCAGCAGTACAACTTTCAGGCTCGGTTGTATCATCCCAAGTCCCGCCTGTATTGGCACACTCGGCTTTCGCGGCTGCATAGGGGTCTGCCGCAGCCCTACAACTTTGAGGGTTGGTGGTAGCATCCCAAGTCCCGCCTGCATTGGCGCAATCAACTTTGTCCGCGGCCCACGGGTCTACAGCAGCAGCTAGGTCACACTCCTTCGTTTCTGCATTCCAAACGAACCCTACCCCGCAATTACACCATGCGCTGTCTTGATTGGCAGGAATAGGCAGACCTGCCCTGTCTGTTCCGGTAGCGCACGTGACAACAGCGGCAATGTCACACCAGGCTACTGTCTCACCGTCAGGAATGGTCTCGGTTTCTCTGAGTGTTCCAGCGGGACAGGTGGTTATGGCGGCGGCAATGTCACACCAGGCTACTGTCTCACCGTCTGGGATGGTCTGGTTTTCTCTGAGTGTTCCAGCGGGACAGGTGGTTATGGCTCCTCCAGTATCACACCATGACGCCTCTGTCTCACCGTCTGGGATGGTCTGGTTTTCTCTGACTGTTCCAGCAGGACAGACGGGTCCACCTGCTGTAGTTGTACACCAGTCGGTTGTCTTACCGGCAGGAATGGTCTGGTTTTCCCTGTCTGTTCCGAGCGGGCACGTGGGGTCTGGTTCGGGAATGTCACACCAGTTAGCCGCCGCACCTACAGGAATAGTTACCCCTTGCCTTTCCGTTCCGTTGGCACACTTGGGAAAGCTGCACCATGCCACCGTCTCGCCATCAGGAATCCGGATTCCGGGTTTATCTGTTCCGACCGGGCAATTCCCTAGATCGTTACTCTGGCAACGCCCTGTCGAATCCCGCGTCTCATTGGCCCCACAAATTTCGAGACAGATCCCGTTCCATATCTCTTCTCCGTCAAGGCACTTATCTGCGGCCTTACAGGAGGGGTCGTTAAGGTTGCCCGCCAGGGCACAAAATTCAGCAGTGCCAGCGATGCAAACCGCAGTGTCAGGGTATAACGCACAATAGGCCACGCTTCCCGGTACTTCATCCAAATCCACTATAGTAGGGGTTACCACTACCCCTTCCTCCTCCCCAGTATTTATCACGTCAGCGGCGATACTGCTGGTTTGAAGTACACCGTTCTCATCTACCCACTGGACAATTTCGTCCGCGCCGGTGGAGACAATGTTCCCCGACGTGGGCATGGTGCCAACCGTGGTCCCACCCAGTCCGGTGGAGGCAATGTGCATACCCGTGGTGGGTAGCTGCATGGCAGTGGTCAGTTGACCGATGTTCGCGCCAGTGGGGGCAGCGGTACTCTGGCCCATGGTGATGCCAGTGGTAGGGTTGCCCGCCGCATCAAATCCACGAGTGACTACGGGGGTCCCACGGGTAATAGCCCGTTGCGGGAAGCCAATCGGGTCAAACAAGTCGGTAGGTAAGGTTCCTGCGGCGGTATAGGCAGGAGTGTTCTGGGCGATCTTGGTTACGTCATACGGCGCGGTGGGCAGAAACGGCGCCAGTTGCGCCCCTGTCATTAATTCATAGTCGGTCGGACTTCGGACTCCGCCGAGAATAAGATTCCCCGCTGCATCCCTCGTTCCTCCCCGCGTAACCATTTGAGGGACCCACGACTTAGCTGCCGTGCCTGTACCAAACGTACTCTTAGCTACGCCCGCTTCAGGATGATCCTCTAACCAGGTGTTCCAGGCGTCTGTTCCGGTCGTAACCGTCTGGCTGTAACCCAGACCTAACGGCGTTTTATCCCCTATGCCAGTGTAATACAGGTTCTGGAAAGCCTGATCATAAGCCTGGCCCAGGGCCTCGGCAAAAAAGGTAGGGGGGACATTGACGCCACCGTCCGCTTGCACCATCTCGATGAATTCGGCATACGCCTGCTGTTGATAGGCAGTGAGTTCGTCTTCTGTAGCGCCGGGGTACTTTTCGTCAATCTGGTCGTCAAGAAGACCTAGCTCAGTTCTTATCTGATCAAGGGTTAAAGTAACCGCACCCTGAAATCCTGTCCCACTCGGATTGGCGCCCGCCGCAGGATCCCCATTCGTATCTCCGCTCCCATTAAGATGATCTGACATGACTTACCCGTAATATTGGATGCGGCTGGGCTCAGGAGTGTCCCAGTCGTCAGTTGGTAACTGTACAAAATTTCCCTGCCGGTAACGCATCAACGCCTGCGTGGTACTGTCCACCAGGTCATCATATTCCCCGTTAGGAAAAGCTGCACACTCTTCTATCAGCTCCTCGGCCCATGTCTGGTCCGGCGCCCAAATCATCCCGCTCTCAAATAACGGCGCTACACTGTGAACCCTCGACAATTTATCATTTCCACGACTGGGGGT